CATCCGCTCACTCAATGCAGTTCGTAGGACCACCTTTTACATTTTCATTTAAACAAATTGGTACGAACTGCGGAACGTTGTCCGCGCATTCTGCTGTAGAAGCGGAGAACGTTGTTTATTGGATGTCAGATGGAGCTTTTTACCTGTTTGACGGAGTCGTGAAGGAAATTCCATGTTCAGTACAAGATTATGTATTTCAAGATTTAAATGAAGATGAGCATTCTATTATTTATGCTGGAGTTAATTTAGATTTTTCAGAAGTGAATTGGTTCTATGCATCTGGTAGTTCAACTGCAATAGATAGAGTTGTAACTTATAACTATCTTGAAAGAGTATGGACTATTGGAACTTTAGCTAGAACAACTTGGGCTTCTAAAGATATATTTGCAAATCCACTTGCAACTAAATATATGCCAAACTCAACAACTCTTGCACAACCAACTGTTATTGGATTAACAGCAGGTGTGTCCACTTTATATGATCAAGAAAAAGGAGTAAATGATGATACAAGTCCAATTACAGCTTACATTGAATCTGGGGACGTAGATATTGTAGATGGAAATAATAATTTATTTATTAAACGATACATACCTGATTTTAAAGATCAACAAGGTGCATTAAATATTCAATTTTTAGTTAGACAATATCCAGGTTCAGTTCAAACTGTTGCATCTAGTACAGTTGTATATTCAACAACAACTAAAGTAGACTTTCGCGCGCGCGGAAGACAAGCTGCAATTAAAATTGTAAGTTCAGATGTTGATACTAAATGGAGATTTGGAACATTAAGAATTGATGGTCAAGAGGATGGTTTAAGATAATGGCTAAACTAGATCAACCCAGATTAGCAAACGCTACACCTGTTTATAGTCAACAACAGATGGACCAGATTATTAGAACACTAGAGCAGATGGTGTTACAATTAAATAATACCTTTACACAAGATGTGCAAGATACAGCTGAAGCTCAAACTTGGTATATGTCTGGAAGGAATGGCTGTTAATGAGTCTTTGTAATAATGTAAATATAGGTAATGGTGAGTTAGTTACCTTTGGTGGTAACAATCTAGATGCATTTGGAAGACTTCGAGTTTCAAATCCTCTTACAATCTTTGATAGTAAAAGTATTATGTCAAAGAATAATCTATTTGATGAATCAACAGCTAATGGCGGAACAGTTACTTATACAGCTAACAAATCAACAGTTAATTTAAATGTAACTGAAGCATCAGGTTCAAAGACTATAAGACAATCTAAAAGAGTAATGTCTTATCAACCAGGTAAATCATTGCTTATTTTTAATACCTTTGTAATGAATACACAGACTGAAAACTTAAAACAAAAGGTTGGATTATTTGATGGTAATAATGGAATATTCTTTCAAGATACAGGTACAGGTTATCAAATCGTAAGACGTACTTATACATCAGGTGCAGCTGTAGATACTGAAATTAATCAATCAGCGTGGAACGGGGATAAACTAAATGGAACAGGTGCAAGTGGATTTACGTTAAATGCAGCAACATCAAATATATTATTTATAGATATTGAATGGTTAGGAGTAGGTTCAGTTAGAGTTGGATTTGTTATTAATGGTCAATTAATTACAGCGCATACATTTAATAATGCTAATAGTTTAACAACTGTTTACATGCAAACAGCAAATCTTCCTATTAGATACGAAATAGAAAGAACTGGAACATTAACAGCAGGAACTTATACATTACAACAAATATGTTCTTCTTGTATTTCTGAAGGAGGTTATTCACCAGAAGGAGTACAACAAATGATTGGAACAACTCAAATTAATGCAGGAGTTAATTTAACAACAGCTAATACTTATTATAATATAGCAACTATTAGAATTAAATCAGGAAGACCGTATGCAGTCATTGTTCCTGCAGGAACAGATGTTTTAAATATATCCAATAATGATTTTGAATGGGGATTATTTATTAATGCAACACCTTCATCAGCATTTTCATATACAAGTTTTAGTGATAACGTAGAATATGACTTAACGACTGTTGATTTAACTGCAACAGGCACAAGAGTTGCAGGTGGATATATGGGTGGAAAAACCGCACCAAGTACAATTGGTGGAGATGCGTTTGCTTTTGCATATCAACTCGGACAAACAATTGGTGGAACATCTGATACTTTAACATTAGGTGTAAGAGCAGGATCAGCAAATGGAGATGTATCTGGTTTAATTAAATGGTATGATTTAACATGAGCAACGTATATAAAAACGCTTTTTATGATCCGACGACCACGGCTAGTACAACCGTGTATACTTGTAATGCAACTGCACGCGCGATTATTCAAAACATTCAAATTGCAAATGAATCAGGTTCTAAAGTTGTTAGAGTATCTGTTTATGATTCGTCAGCAACTACAACTTACATTGTAGCGTATGCATCTATTACAGGACCGATGACATGTAATTTAGCAAATGGCCCAATTATATTACAAGAAGGAGATGCGCTATTACTTGACACCAGTATAACAACTAGTGTAAGTGGTACTATATCAATAATGGAAGTGAATAGAGGATCATTAACGACGTAATGAAAGAAATAAAAGTAATTTGTGATTCAGAAATCACAATTAGAAATATAAAGACAGGACACGTTTATAAAAACGAAGAAGAGGTTAAAGCAGATCTAAATGCTAAACCTGAAGATATTAAACGCGATGTTAAAATCATAGTTCCTACCATTCCACTATTCAGTAAAACATGACACTTTCAAATGAGTGGAGAAGAATGCAGCACTATAGAAATATGGGTCTGAAATTTAATAAAGTTTTAGATATTGGTGCTTTTGAAGGTATCTGGGCCCAGAATTTTAAGAACATATATCCTGATGCAGATGTCTTAATGATTGAAGCAAATGAAGAAAAAGAAGAAATATTAAAAAAGATTGGTCCTTATAAAATAGCATTACTAGGCAAAGAGAATAATAAAGAAGTAGACTATTATAAATGTTTAGATGGTTTGCAAACAGGCAATACTATTTATAAAGAAAATACAGATTTTAAATTTGCACCAGTAAAGAAAAAAACAATAACTTTACCAACTTTATTAAATTCAGAAGATGGTTATGATTTAATTAAGATGGACGTACAAGGATCTGAATTAGATATTATTCAAGGCGCTGTACCTATTATAAAAAAGACAACTCATTTAATTCTTGAAACACAGATTCTTAACTTTAATGATAAAGCACCAAGACTTACAGATATAGTTTGTTATTTAAATACATTAAATTTTTCATTAATTGATGTAATTGACTTACATTATTCTTTAAATAACATATTATTTCAAATAGATGTTTTATTTGAAAGAAGAATAAATGATTAAATATCATACCCCTATTACAGAAATTTATGATTTCCTTGGTAAGTTTATTACTAAAGGTATGAAAGTATTAGAGCTTGGACCTGGAGTTCTTCCTTTTCCATATGCAACTCATTTTTGTGGTTGGTTAGATTCTGAAAGAGAAAAGTTATCTAATTATAAAGTTGTTGATTTTTCTAAAGATAAATTTCCATATGAAGATAAAGAATTTAATTTTGTTTATGCAAGACACGTTTTAGAAGATTTATATAATCCATTTAATTGTATAGAAGAAATGTCTAGAGTTGCAAAAGCTGGTTTTATTGAATGTCCATCTCCATTAGCTGAAGTATCTAGAGAATCTGAAAATTGGAAAGATGAAAATTATAAATTCAAATGGAGAGGATATAATCATCATCATTATTTTATTTGGAATGATGGTCAATTGAATTTTTTACATAAATTTCCAGTTGTTGAACATATGCAAATAAATGAAGAAGATCGTGTATTAGAACTTTTAAAAGATAAGTATAATTGGAATACTTATTATCTGTGGAAAGATAACATAAAATATAAACATCACGAACACCCAAAAGATTATTTTGCACCAGGTAATAATGAATATGCAGAATTAGTGGTAAAAGGAGTTAATAGTTCAATAATTAATGCTGGAAACTTTAAGAAAAAAATGCTAAAGATAGAGAGTGAAAGAAGTTAAAATATGAATCCTAAAGGTGGAACAGAGATCTTAAAAGAACAACTTATTGCTCAACTACCAGAAGAATCATTAGATGGAATTAATCTAATTGGTTCTATTTGTCATCCATCACTTGTTAAAGAAGATAAGATAAACATTCTTTGGCAACATTTAAGTTATGATCAGCCCAATGTTAGGTTAATGCAAGATCGTAAATTCGTAGATTCCATTGATTACTTTATCTATGTTAGTCATTGGCAGTACAATAGATTTAGAGAAATTTATAAAATTCCAGAATACAAATCTTTTGTAATTAAGAATGCAACTCATACATTTGATATAGTTGAAAAACAAAAAGATAATAAAATAAAATTATTATATACCTCAACTCCTTGGCGTGGACTTGCAGTATTAATTAAATCCATTGAGATATTAAACAAAACAAGAGAAGATTTTGAGGTTGATATTTATTCATCTACTAAAATATATGGATCAAAATTTGATGAAAATGAAAAAGATAAATTTGAAGTATTATTTGATAAATGTAAAAATACACCTAATGTTAATTATCTTGGTTATGCAGATAATGATTCAGTAAGAGTTGCAGTACAAAAAGCTCACATTTATGCTTATCCCTCTATCTTTGAAGAAACATCTTGTCTTGCTGTTATAGAAGCGATGTCAGCAGGATGTCATGTTGTTACAACTAACTATGGTGCTTTACCTGAAACCTGTGGTGAGTTTGCAACGATGATTGAATTTGATTCTAGTGGCCAGAATTTAATTGAACGATATGCAGAAACATTAAACTCTGTCATTGACAATTATAAAAATAATTTATATAAGGATGATTTAGAAATGCAAATTAAATACTATAACAAAAATTATTCCTGGGAAACCAGAATACAAGAATGGAAAAACTTTTTAAATTATGTCAGAACAGAAAAAACACGTTAAGCTATTTATAGCAACACCAGCATTCGGTCATCAAGTAACAACCAATTATGCAAACAGTTTATTAAAGTTTGTATCAACATCTCATCCAAGATTAGCAGTAGCATCAGCAGTACACATGCAATCAGGAATGGCTTTAGTTACTCAAGCTAGAAATAATTGTGTAGCTTATTTTCTTAATTCAGACTGCACGCATTTTTTATTTATAGACGCGGACATTGGATTTGAACCAGAAGCAATCTTTAGATTAATAGAAAAAGACGTACCTTTATGTTTAACACCATATCCAGTTAAAGGTTATGGTAAAGATAATCAATTACAATTCATAGTTCATTTTCCAGATAAAAATAATGTAAGAGTAGATAAAGATGGCTTTGCAGAAATAGTTGCAGGACCTACCGGATTCATGATGATTAAAAGAGAAGTCTTCACTAAACTTGCAGAGAAATATCCAGAACGAAAAACAGTTAATAAACAATTAGTAGGTAATAAAGTAGAGACTATGGAAAAAGGTTGGTATACCTTCTTTGAAACAGCACAAGATCCTGAAAATGGATACCTTGGTGAAGACATTGCTTTCTGCAGATTATGGACTAATATTGGTGGTAAAATATACGCGGATACACAAACGCCGCTCACGCATTTCGGATCGCATGCATTTCATGGTAGTTTAAGCACAATGTTTGCTAAACAAAAACCGATTGACGATAAGAAAAAAGAGTAGTAAATTATACCTTTTTCAGGTTTTTGAGCCTGCCTTAACTTAACAACTATGGCAATAGCAAGATCACAAATGTATAGACAATTATATGGAATAGGTAACCTAGTAAAACGTGAAGAATACGGTTTAGGTAGTAAACTTAAAAAATTTGTAAGAAACGTTATACCAAATGAAGTAGCAGAGATTGCAGTTAAAGCTGCACCATTTGTTGCTCCATTTAATCCATTATTAGCAGGCGCAATGTCTGCTGTAGGTTCTTTTGATCAAACTGGTAGAATTGGAAGTAGTATTAAAGCTGGTTTAATAAATTATGGTTTAGGACAAGTAGCAAGATTTGCTGGTGGTGCAGGATTTCAAGGGGGTATTGATCCTTTTGCTGGATATAGTTCAGCTGGAAGTTTTGGTGGTTTAGGAAGTTTATTTACAAGTCCGATAGGAACACAAACTGGATTTCAATTAGGACAATATGATTTCTTTAAACCTTATTCAGGAACTCCAACTCAAGATCTTTTAAAAGCACCTACTACAGGTTATACAGGTGGTGTTGATTTAGCTCCATCAGAATTAACCGGTGGAAGAACTGCTGCTGAATTACAAAGTTCATTGGTAAGTGGAGGTGGTTTAAGTCCTACTGAAACAGGTAGATCTGCTTCTGAATTAATAAAAACATATGGAACACAACCTGGAACACAACCTGGTTATATAGACTTAATTCAAAAAGCTGGTTCATTAGATCCTAATGTTTCTATTTCACAAAGATTTGATGCAGTTAAGGATTTAAGTCAAAAAGCTTTACAAGACATTTATACAAAACCTGTAAGAAATGCTGCAGGAGAAATAGTTGATCGTGAATTAGATAAACAAGCATTAATTTCTACAGCAGTTACAGCAGCTACTTATGCTGATGCAATAGGACTTTTAAGTAAAGCAGGTGACCCTAATCCTGAAAAAACATTAAGCGAAGCAGATTATCAAAGATTAAGAGTTGACCCAGAAAAAGTTAGATATGCTTCTTTAACACCACAAGCTTTTGGAATAAGAAATTTATCAGCAGATGGTGGCATAATGAATGATATGCAAAGTGGTGTTTTAAGTATTACTTTAACTCCGGCTAACAGAGAAAAATTTCAAGTTGGTGGTATGAAAAGAGACATGTCTAATAATAGAATATCTCAAATCATACAATTAATAAGAGATGCTGAATCTGTGGGTGATAAAGAAAAAGCAGAGGAATTAAGGTTAGACTTATTTAGAGAAACCAAAAAAGCAGATGGTGGTAGAATAGGTTATTTTATGGGTAGTGAAATACCTGTGAGACAAAATCAAGGTGGAGTAACAGAATTAGATTTAAGAAATAAAGGAGGATTCATTCCAGTTGGAATTAAAGAAAAAGCAGACGATGTTCCTGCGATGTTAAGTAAAAATGAGTTCGTATTTACAGCAGATGCAGTAAGGGGTGCTGGAAAAGGAAGTATTAACAAAGGTGCTCAAAAGATGTATAAGTTAATGAAGTCTTTGGAGAAAAAAGTAAAAAAACAAAAGGTTAAATAAATGGCAGAAACAACAACGATATCAAGACCAGCCCCGTATTTAGAAGCAGCGGGTCAATCATATTTAGATCTACTAACTAAAAGAGTTGCGCAAGCTCCAACAGCTGCAGAACTACAGGCAATGTCTCCACAAATTGCTGGGCAGAATGTTTTAACACAACAAGCTCAACAACAAGCTGCAACACAAGCAGGACTAGGTGCATTAACTTTTGATCCTACAACTGGAGCAGTTACAGGAGTTGGAACAGGAACAGGTATTGCAGGGTATGAACCATTTTTACAACAAGCTCAACAGTATACAGGACCACAAGCTTATCAACAGTTTATGTCTCCTTATCAACAAGATGTTATATCAACTACTCTTTCTGAATTTGATAGACAAAGACAAATTGCACAACAACAAATTGGAGCGCAAGCTATTCAACAAGGAGCATTTGGTGGAGCAAGAGAAGGTATTCAACAAGCAGAATTTGGTGCACAAACTTTACAAGATAGAGCAGCTTTAGAAGCTCAATTAAGACAACAAGGATTTCAACAAGCAAATATTTTAGCTGCACAAGCATTTGGTCAACAAGGACAACTTGCTACACTGCAACCTACTTTAGAAGCACAACAAGTTCAACAATTAGGAGCTGCAGGAACACAAAATTTAGCTTACCAACAAGCAGTACTAGATGCACAAAGACAAGCTGCACAATTCCAATATCAAGAACCTTATACAAGATTACAGGCTCTTGGATCAGGAATTGGTGGTTTGTTAGCTGGATATCCTCAACCAGGATTTTCACAAGTAAGTACTCCTCAACAACAAGTTAGTCCTTTAAGCACGGCTCTTTCTGCTGGTGCCGGTATTTATGGATTAAGTAGTTTATTTGGAAGAGGATAAATATGTACAACATATTTAAAAGACCTATGTTTAAAATGGGTGGCATGACTCAAGGAACAGGAATCATGTCTCACGTAGAATCAAGACCAAAATATTTTGGTGGAGGAAGAATCATGGCTCAAGGAGGTTATGATCCTAGAGGAGTTTACTTCGGTCCTGGACCAGATCCAAGAGGAACTTATTTTGGACCAGAGCCAAGATCAACAGGAACTACAGGAATGTTTGATCCATTTAATCCTAATCCAAGGCCTACAACTACAACAGGAGTTCTTCCTGCTGAAGAAAGAGGATTAGCTGCAAGACAAAAAATAGCAGAACAAGCTACAAGATTTGGAAGAGCTGTTCCAAAAATAACATCTACAGCATTAGGATTTGGAAGAGGATTTTTAGGACCCGCAGTAACTAGTGGTCTAGGAGTCACAGGACTTATTGCAGCACCTATTGCAGCTGTTGGAGCACTTGCATATGCTGGTAGAGCTAGAAATCAATCTGAACTAGATTATATTAAAAATACTATTCCACCATCTGAAGCATCTTCAGAAGGAGAATATGATGCTTATATGGCTGGAAAAACTGCAGCTTATAATGAAGGAGTTGCAAAAGGAGAAAAAGAACTTTCTTTCTTTGAAAGTGTTACAAAACCTACAACACCAGAAACAACAGGTCCTACACCATCAATAACTGGTTTAAATCAATTTAAAGGAATGACAGGAAGAGGAACTATTACTACATCAGTTGATCCTGTAACTGGTGATGTTGTTGATAATACAACAGGAGAAGTTGTTAAATCTGAAGAAATACCAGTTTCTAAACCAGATGCAGCTAGACCAGCTACTTACAAAGAAACAGATCCAAGAGCTGAAATTAAAAAAGAAATCGAACTTATAAAAGAATCAGTAGGTGACGAAGCAAGTGGAGGAGAACTTGCTTTAATAGTTTCAAGAGCATTAGCTACTCCTGGAACAATAGCTGATAAAATTAGAGCTGCTACAGAACTTGCAATTCCTCTTGTTAAAGAGAAAAGAAAAGGCAGAAGAGAGATAGCATTAAAAGCTTATGAAGCTTTCAAGGACAAAGAAAAAACTCAAATAGCTGCAGGTAAAAGAGGAGAAACTGGACAGATAATAGATCAATATGTTGCAGGTAGAATTAAAGCTGGTGATAAAAGAGATCCAGCAATTATTGCAAATGAATTTATAGAAGATAGGTTTTTAGGTGCTGGAAAAGAAGAAGGTGCTCTTCAAAAAGTAATTTTTAGTGAAGATTATAAATCTACAATTAAACCAGCTATAGATAAATTAAATAAATATGAACGTCAAAAACAAATAACTGGTAAACTATCAAAAGAAGAACAAAAAATGTTAGATGACGCTAAATTTACAGTTGATCAATATATTAAAAAATATCCACAATTTAAACAATACATAACAACTGAGACTCTTGCCACTGGAGGAAGAGTTGGTTTAGCTGAAGGAACACAACCTGAACCAGTAATAGAAGAAACTGTAATGAAAGAAGGTCCTTCTGATGTAGCTATTAAACCTGTAAATAAATTAAGTTATCCAGAATTAAGAGATAGATTACCTAAAGAAATTACTGACGATATAGTTCAGTTAATAGCAAATAGTGAAGAAGCTTTACAAGATTTTGCTTATATAAGAACTCAAAGAGATATTAATGATTTTAATGTTAAGTACGGTGTTAATTTAATATTGCCAGCAACAAGGTAGGTTTACCATGGCAACAGCTTTTGAAGAATTATTAGCTTCCACACAAACAGAAGATACATCCACAGAAGAAGTTCTTCCTACAAAAGGAACTGCTACAGCAGGTGATTATTTACTAGATGTTGTAAGAGCTCCCCTTAAAGGAGCAAGCAAAGCAGTTCAAGGTTTATTACAGCTTGGTGTTCTTCCAATAGACTATTTAGCAAATACAAATTTAATAAATGGTATTGATGATATTTTTAATAAAATTACTCCAGATACAAAGACAGGCATTGGAGATATTGCAGCAACTCTTGTTCAATATGGTGCTCCATTAGGGGTAGCAACAAAATTAGCTGGTGGTATAAAATTTTTAAACAGAGTTACAGAAACAAAAAAACTTTCTTCTTTAAATGCTTTAGGTAAAACAGGAGAACTTGTTAGAAGAGCTGGTTATTATGGAACAATCGGAGGCATATCTGATTTTGTTGCATCTGTACCAGGTGATGACAAAACATTATCTGAAACATTTGGGTTTACCGAAACTTCTGAAAAAGACATAGATCAATTAGAAGGAAGTGATAAAGCAAAAGAAGTTTTAAAAGAAAAATTAAAATTTGGAGCTGAAGGCACGGTCATTGGGGGTGCTATCCCTTTATTAGCTCCAGCCGGATCTTTAGGTATAAAATATGGGTTAGTTGCAGCAAAACCGATTACTTATGTTGGTGGTCAGGCTCTAAGAGCAGTAGATTATGCAGTTGTAAATCCATTATCAAAATTAATCGCTGGAACAGATAGTGCTGGTTTAATTCCAAAAATAATAACTAAAGGTGGTGAATTAATAGATACTGCCATTACTAAAACAGGATTACCGAAAATGGAAGATTGGAAATTTAGTTCTCGTGAAGGTAGTTTTGGTAACAAAATAATTAAAGCACTGGATACCGTAAAAAATCAATTTGCATCGGCAGGCCCATTAGGTCCTGTTCTTAAATCTCAAAAAGATAAAATTGATTTAGAAATTTTAGCCAAACGAGACACCATTGGTAAGTATGCTGATAGAATAGATAATACATTAGAAGATATAGTAAATAATTTTAAAACAAAATTATTTAATGAAGGAGAATCTATGTTGTCTCTTCAAGTAGAAAAAAATAAAATATTTGATTATTTAACTGCAAGTAAAGATCAAGCAGAAAAAGCATTTCAACAAATTAATCCAGCTGTAAGAAATGAAGCTAAAACTTTAAAACAAATATTAAAAGAATCTAATTTAGAGTACGGTAAATTTTTATCAACAGAAGCTGGAGATTCTTATAAAAAAATAGGACAAGATATTATTCAAGATGCTGATAGTTTTTTTAGACAAAGATTTGCAGCATTTAATAATCCTAAATTTAGATTTGATCCCACTACAAATAAAGAAGCGGTAGAAACAATGGAAAAAGTTATTAATTCAAATAAAGATTTAAGAATGATTGTTAAACAAGCAGCAAAAACAACCGATGAATCTTCTGATGCTTATAAAACTGAATTAAAAAAACAAGCTAATAATAGATTAGAAGAATTAAAAAAAAGAATAATTTATTCTGATAAATCTCCAGAAGTTCAAATAAATGAATTGGCTAAATCTTTTAGAATAGATTTAGATAAAGGAATATTAAAACCAGGAGAACAGTTACCTGATGTTGTTAAAAAATTATTTTCTTCTCCGGAAGATGCTGTCATTGCAGGTAAAAAAATACCTGTAACTGATTACAGATCAGCTTTAATAGATACACTTACTCAACAATCTAAAGATATATATTCTACAAGATTTTTTAATTTTGTAGAAAAGTTTGGTTTAGAAAATAATATTGTATTTAGAAATTTAGATGAAGCTATAGCTAAAGGAAAACCTACAAATAATTTACAAGTTATACAACAAAGAGGTCCAGAGTTATTTTATAAATCAAGTGATTTATTTAATAAAAATTATTATACAACACCTGAAATAGCTAACGCTTTATTAGAAACTAAAGCTGGTTTAGATAAATTGTTTGACATACCTTTTTACAAAAGTTTAATGACTGTTAAATCAGCAGCGCAGGTTTTTAAAACCATATTTTCTCCAGTTACTCAAGTCAGAAACGTATCTACCGCTTCATTTTTTCCATTAGCAAGTGGTTTAATAGGAGGAAGAGTATCTTTAAAAGATTCATTTAAACTTGTAGCAGAAGATATTTTTACTGGATCTAAAACTAATTTAGAAAATTTAGTTAATTATATTGAGGACGGAATAAAAAGAGGAATTTTAGATCAAAACATACAAGTAAATGAAGTTAGAACTATTTTAGAAAGAGCAAGAGGTGGTAAAATAAATTTTGAAACGTTTATGAATACTCCAATTGTTAAAAAATTAACTGATATTTATCAAGGGGGTGATAATATTTGGAAAATATACTCTGATAAATTTTATCAATCAGCATTACAACCTGCAATTAAAAATTTTGATGATGTCGCAGATTGGTACAGAACAGTTGCTAAACAAGAATATATACCTATTAATCCTTTAACTGGTCAAACAAAATCGTTAGATGAAGCTATAAAAGATATATCAGCATATCTTGTAACAAACACAATACCAACTTATAGCAAAGTTCCTCAAATTATAAAAAATTTAAGAGCTCTTCCTTTTGGAAATTTTATAGCATTCCCTGCAGAAATATTAAGAACAAGTTCTAATTTATTAGCTTTAGGAGCTAGAGAACTTACAAGTACAAATCCTTTTATAAGACAAATGGGGGCTAGAAGATTAATAGGAACAGCAGCAACATTTGGAGGAGTTGGAACAGTAATTCAACAAACTGCTCAAGCTATTACAGGAGTGAATCAAGATATTATGGATTCTTTTCAAAGATCGTTTGCTCCTGAATATCAAAAAAACTCAACATTAATTCCATTAACTCAACCAGATGAAAATGGAAAATTTAAATATGTTAATTTTTCTTATTCAAATCCATACAATTCAATACTGCAGCCTATAAATGCAGTGTTAAAATCTTACGGTGATGGAACATTAAATAAAGACAGTGTTGACAAAATTGTTTTAAATTCTTTATTTGGAAATCCTGTAACAGGAAGACCAGGAGCTTTGACTGAATTCTTTTCACCATTTGTAGAAGAATCTATAGGTACTGAAAGGGCTTTTGATATAATATTTAGAGATGGACGAAAACAATCAGGAGGTAGAGTTTTTTATCCAAGAGATGATTTACAAACTAAAATAGCAAGAGGTTTAGAACATGTAGTAGAAGGATTAACCCCTGGAGCTTTTACTTCTGCTCAAAGAGTATGGGAAGGTGCTACTGGTAAATTTACTGATTCAGGAACATTGAGAGATAGTAAAAATGAATTAATAGCATTAATGTCTGGTGTAAGAGTAGAAGAAGCTAAACCAAAATCAAGTATGCCTTTTATTATAAATGCTTTTAATGAAGATAAAAGAAATATTGGAAGTAAATTTTCTGCTGTTGCTTATAATGCTGGATCTTCGCAAGAACAAAAAATAGATGCTTATAAAAATTTTATATTAGATTCTTTTAATTCTCAAAACCGATTGTATCAAACTATAAAAGATGCTCAACAATTAGGTGTAGATGAAGGTGATTTAAGAACTATTTTATTTCAACGTTTAAAGAATAGAACAGACGTTAATAATTTATTAAACGGTGTATTCAAACCACCTTCTTATAGTATAGATAGATTTAGAAGTTTAATCAGTAGATTAGAATCTGAAGATCCTATGGCAGCAGCTAAATTTGAAAATCAAATAGATGTTGTAAAAGATATTTATAAAGATCTTCAAAATGAATTAAGAGGATATGATTTAGGAACTCCTTATGGAGATTTAGAGGATAAAATAAATAGGATATTAACTCCCTCTGTAAGGACTTTTAGAAGAGCTCCAACAACCCCTATTTTAAGTAGACCAATTGAACCTAGAGTAGAGTTACCTACTAACATAGCCTCAAGACCTGTTGAACAAACAGTAGTTGCTACACAACCACAACAACAGTTCATTGCAGGTAATTTAGGTCAACAATATAATTTACTGCCTACTTCGGCTGAAAAATTAGAATTTTTAAATAGGGTAGTATAATGGCCAACGGAAAAGAACCTAAAACAACAGGAGAACATATAGTAGCATTATATGGCCATATAACTGGCTTAAAAAGAGATTTAAGAGAACTTCGGGAAGAGTCTTCACAAATGCATGAAAAATTTGAAAGAAAGTTTGATGCTCTTACTTGGTGGATTATAGCTGGACTTGGTTCAACGATTGCAATTTTGGTTGGAATAGCTTTTCATCTATTAAAATAAAAGGTTGCGTATAGTTTAAAAAAACTATATTAGGCGATTATGAATAAACTTTTAGTACACAAACATTTAATTATTCGTGCTGAAGCTAAAAATCCTCCAATGGATGTTGCTGTTCTTCGCAAGTGGTTTCAAAAATTTATTAATGAAATTGGAATGAAAGTTATGATGGGTCCATATATTAAATATTCTCACATGGTAGGTAATCGAGGAATCACAGGAGCAGCTATCATAGAAACAAGTCATATAGTAATGCATGTTTGGGATGAACCCGATCCCGCCTTATTACAATTTGATGTCTATTCCTGTGGCGAGTTTGACCCTGAAACAATTTGTAATAAAATAAAAAAAGATTTTAATACTACAAAAATAGAATATAAATTTCTAGATCGTGAACATGATCTACAAGAAATACATACTTTAACATATACAGATCCGATAGTTAAAAATTATGAGAATAGAGAAATAGAAAAGAAAAATAATGCATTATTAAAAAGTAGAAAAGAAGTTGAGATTAATGGTAGTGGGACTCATGGATATAGAATTAAAGAAGGTATTCATAAAGGCACAGTTGTTGGCCATATTACAAGAGAAAAATCAGTACTTGAAAATTAATAAATAATCATTATATCTCCTCTAGGTTGCATCATGTGGATGGACCAATTAACTTGCTTAACAAAGGAGATAATTATGACAAACCTAGAAGTTTTCAATAATTTAAATAAGCAACTATTCAACGGATCAACAAAGTTTTTTGATGATGCGTTTGAAAATATTTTTGACACGTGGTCAAAAGTACAATCATTCCCTTTCTATAACGTAGTAAAATACTCAAAGGGTAAATACGGATTAGAAATCGGTTTAGCTGGCTACAACAAAGAGAACGTACTTGTAGAAGTTAAAGATGGTATCTTAACAATAGAAGGAAAAGTAGAAGATAAGAATGTAGACTATGTACAAAAAGGTCTAGCATTTAGAAAATTTTTCAAACAGTTTGAATTAGCTAAAGACGTAATAGTTGATGAAGCTGAAATGAAAGATGGTCTACTTAAAATCAAACTTGGTTTTAACGAACCTAAAGATATTGAAGGCGTTAAAATAGATATTAAGTAATGAGTATACCACTACAACTTTTATTTATTTTTACAGTTGCTGCGGCAATCGTATTTTTAATTATTTATAATAATTATAAGTAATGATGCCTTATAACCAAGAGGAAAATGATTGGTTAAATCCAGTCCTTTAATTCTTCGCCCATTACTTTAGAAGCTATATCAACTTTTTTGCGGAGGGCATCTACTATTTTTTCATCTACAGTGCCCTCTGCAATAATATCAATATAAGTCATTTTTCTTTTTTGCCCGGCTCTATTTATTCTTGCCTCTGATTGAGTTCTTTTTTCTAAATCATAACCATTAGAATAATAAATCATTACATTACCTGCAGTGAGTGTAATACCATAACCTCCTGTTTGTGGTGTTCCAATTAAAAATCTAACTTTACTATTTTCATCTTGAAATAGTTTTATATTATTTTGTCTAATTTCACTTGGTGTATCTCCATAGTAAGTCACATAAGAATCAGGACCATATTCTTTTTTAATTGCTTCAACTATTACTTCAATATCATATTTATAATGTGCCCATATAACAGCTTTGTTTTCTACTTCACTTAATATATCCATCAAAGCATCTAATCTTTCATTTTTTATTTTTTGTATAGTTCCATCATCTGATTTAAAATGGCCACAAGTAATCTGATGCAATCTCATTAATTGAACAAGAGCAGTAGCAGTTGTCATAAGTTTACCATCTAGCTGTGCTAAAGCTAATTGTTTCATAGATTGATAAATTTTTTGTTGTTCTTTTGATAGTTGAATAATTCTTTTTGTAAAAGAATGAGATGGTAAATCCAAACAATCTTCTTTTAAAACTCTATAAGAAAACTGCTCTATTCGTTGTGATAGTTCATCTAAATTTTTATAACCCACTACTATTTGAACTGAACGACCTCCAAAGTTGGCTGTTCTTAAAACAGAATATCTAGATTTAAAAGCGTAATAAGAAGTGTAATCTAATAAACCTTCATTTAAAAATTCACATTGTTTATATAAATCTAAAGGAGATTTAGTAACAGGAGATCCTGTTAATATTCTTCTATACTTTGCAGATTTACCTAACTGAACAATAGATCTTGTTCTGATAGCATCTGGATTTTTAATAGTGGTAGATTCATCTATTGCCATTAAAGTTTCGTGGCAGCTTAAAAATTTATTTGCAAATGTTACACCATTTTTTGTAGATAAAGCTTCTACATTCATAACCAAAATATGAAGATCTGTTCCTGTTTCAAATAATGCATCCACCTCTTTAGACACTATTTCATTACCTTTCATAAAGGATGCTTTCCATAGCACCATCTTTTTTTCTATATGTGTTGGCATATGATTTGGAATTTCTATATCAAACCAGTTTTGATAAACTCCTTTTGGAGCAACAATTAAAGCACCATTAATTTTTCCCTTATCATATAGCATGGCTATATTATCAATAAGAACTTTTGATTTACCTGTACCCATCTCCATGAAATAAGCGAAATGAGCTTTATTCCAGGACTTTTCTAACGCAGTTATTTGATGTGCGTATGGTTTAGTTTTAAACTTGTAATTCATAATATTTTACTTTATCTTTCTATAAAAATGCATTATATCATAACTATAATTTAATTGTCAAGTAAAGAAAGATGGACACAACAGTATACGTAATACAAGAATTACCAGGAACTAGAGCTGGTCAACCTAAATTTAATATTATGGGTGCAGCCAAATATGGTAAACTAAAAGTATTATTACCTGAATATTCTCAAATGGTGTTGAGTCCAGGACCTTTAATACTTAAATTAAGATCATTATTAAAAGATTATACTGAAAAAGATTATTTACTACTTACAGGTGATCCTGCAATTATAGGTGTAGCATGTTCTATTGCTGCAGATATTACAAACGGTAGATATAATTTATTAAAATGGGATAGACAAGAACAAGTTTATTATCCAATAGAAATTAATTTATTTGAGAAAGGACTTGTTGAAGAAAATTAATTTATCCTACATCTTGACATATTTATAATTTTACATTATAATTAGTTTCATGAAAAAAATAGAAAGAAAACAAACAATAAACAGAAAGTAATAAAATGATAGAAAGTATGATTAACTTTGAAGAAGATCAAGCAGAGTCAATAACACAGGCTAATGATGCTAAATCTTTATCTGATCAAGTTCTTAAATTAAGAAACCTTGAAGATAAAATTGCTTTGGCAGAAAACAATTTAAAAAAACTACAAGAAGAAGCAGATATTCTTTCTGGTGATGTGATTCCTACAATGATGCAAGAAATGAATATTTCAACTTTGAAATTAGCAGATGGTTCCGCTGTAGAAGTGAAACCCATCTACGGTGCTTCAATTTCCGCTGAAAGGAAAGAAGAAGCATTTAACTGGCTTCGTACAAACGGCCTAGGTGATCTTATTAAAAATGAGGTTACCGTTTCTTTTGGTCGCAACGAAGATAACAAGGCAATTGCTTATGCAAACCTTGCGGCAGAGCATGGATATCAACCGTCCCAGAAATTAAAGGTTGAACCTATGACTCTCAAAGCATTGGTCAGGGAGCGTATCGAAGCTGGGAAAGATATGCCCTCTGATCTATTTAACGTGTTCGCAGGAAACAGAACAAAAATAACAAGGAAATAAACATGAACAAAGCACAAAGTACAATGGACCAAGGAACAAAAAAGTCCAACGCAGTATCTGAGAAAGTAGCTGCGGGAGCTTTAGCTGTAAGCTTCTTTGAAGCAGATGCAGATAAAGGTCTTGGTAATTTAGGTCATGAGGATCTAGCATTACCATTTCTTAAAATACTAGGACAACTATCTCCAGAGGTTAACAAGAGAGATGGTAAATATGTTCAAGGTGCAGAACCTGGAATGATTTACAACTCTGTAACTGGAGAACTATTTGATGGTGAAAAAGGAATAGATGTTTTACCATGTCATTACAAGTTAGAGTATATCGAATGGCAAGACAGAGGTGAAGGTTCTGGCGCTCCAGTTGGAATTCATCCATCATCAAGTGATGTAATGACTAAAACAAAGAGAGATGCTTCTTTCAAAGATAGATTACCAAACGGTAATTATATTGAGAAAACTGCAAGTCATTTCGTAATTGTTTGTGGTCAAACTCCAACTACAGCTTTAATTGCTATGAAATCTACACAATTAAAGATTAGTAGAAAATGGAATAGTATGATGGCTGGTATTAAGATGAAAGGTAAGAATGGATTATTCACTCCTGCATCTTTTAGTCATGCATATAAATTAAGAACAGTTCAACAATCAAATGATAAAGGCACTTGGTTTGGTTGGGAAGTTAATAAAGTGGGACCTGTAGAAGATCCTTCTTTATACCAACAAGCTAAATCATTTGCTGAAAGTGTTTCAAGAGGAGACGTAAAAGTGAAACACGGTGAGACTAATGGATCTGAAAAAGGATCTGAAGCTCATTTCTAATTCCTTTCGTTACAATAATGTGGGCAAGCAATTGCCCACATCACAATATAAAGGGCTAAATGGAAAGAAATTTTATAGAGTATTTTACTGGGTTGCAAAGAAACTTTGGTTTTGCAGATTTAACAAAAAACATAAAAGATCCAACTACAGGTAAATTAAAACCAGAATACGGTTGGTCAAAGCAGCCAATAGCTGAACAAGACTATTTAGATCATTTAAGTGGTAATAAATCTATAGGTATACAACCTTGTAATGATGAAGGTATGGCAAGGTTTGGTGCTATAGATATTGATTCAAAAGATTATAAAGATTTTTCAATAAAAAAATATTTAGATTTAATAAAGAAATATGATTTACCTTTAATTCCAATTAAATCAAAAAGTGGTGGACTACATCTTTATATATTTTTAAAAGAACCGGTTAAGGCAATAATTATTAAGAAATTTTTAGAAGGTTTATTGTTCACACTACAACTACCTTTAAGAATAGAAATTTTTCCAAAGCAAACAGAACTAGGTAAAGATGCTGAAGGAAATTTTATTAATGGTAATTTTATTAATCTTCCTTACTATAATAAATCAGAAAGAGTAGCTGTTAACTTTGATGGTAAACCATTTACATTTGAACAGTTTATAAAGGTAGTAGAAGCAAACTTAAAAACAGAAAAAGAATTAGAAGAGTTTTCATTAGCCCACGTGAAAACTGTACTACAGGGAGGCCCATCTGAATTTGACGATGGTCCTCCTTGTCTACAGATGATGACTAAAGATGAGTTGGATGATGGAAGAGATAGATGGCTATATAACTATATGGTGTTTGCTAAAAAGAAATACCAGGATAAGTGGGAAGAAATGGTTATTGATGCTCCTAAAAAATATTTTTTAAAAGATTCTAATGGATTAGTTATTGATGATTGGGGTGAGAAAAAAGTAAGAGATAAAATTAGATCTTGGAAAAAAGATTCTACTAAAGGTTATACATGTACTCAAGAACCTATTGTAAACTTTTGTATGAAAACAGAGTGCGCAAAAAGAAAATATGGATTTTTATCCGACAAGAAAGCTTTGTTTCCTAAATTATCTAGTTTAGTTAAAATTAAATATCCAGAACCTGAATACACATTTAATGTTGAATTACCTAATGGTGATTCTAAAAATGTAAAAGCAAAACATATTAAACAAATAGTATTACAAGAAGAAATAAGATCTATTATTGCAGCTGCTGCAGATTTTGTTCCACCAAAAGTAAAATCAAATGAATTTCAAGAAGTGTTAGATAATTTATTTCCTCCTAAAGAAGAACTACTTCCTCCTAAAGGAACTACTCCTGATGAACAATTAGCAGAGTATTTAAAAGAATATATTAATGGGCCACAAGCTAAATCCAATGCCTCATTTAAAACTGGAGCTGTATTAATAGAAGGTGATTATGCTTATTTTAAATATCAAAGTTTTTACAATTCTTTAAAGAATAAGGATTGGAGATTAGATAAATCTAAAACAGCTGAAAAAATAATACAGATTGGTGGCGATAAAGAAACTAAAATTAATATACCTAAAAGATTTCCTAAAAAACCAGGAGAAAAAGAATCTCATGATCCAATTGATGTAATACAAATACCTATTAGCAAGTTTAAAATTAAAACTTCTAAAGTTGAAATGATACCTGTCAAATCTAAAAAGGATATATTCTAATGATTAAAAAAGTATTAGGTCCTCCTGGAACAGGTAAAACAAGAAGATTACTTAATGAAGTAGATAACTATTTAAAACAAGGAGTACCTTTAAATAAAATTGGTTATTTCGCTTTCACAAGAAAAGCTGCTAATGAAGCAAGAGAAAGATTTTTAAAGATAAATAAAAATTATAACAAAACAGATGTCAAATTTTTTCAAACATTACATTCTCTAGCTTTTCATACACTAGGTATGAGTGAAGATAATGTTATGCAGCCAGTTCATTATGAACAAATAGGTAAAGAATTAAGTATTCGAGTTAACTACTCAAGTGATTCTGAAGAAAGTTGTTATATGAATTGTGACAATGAATATTTTAAACTTATTAATAAAGCTAGAGTTAAATGTATATCTATTGAAGATGAATTTAATACTAATGAATGGAGTAGAAGTATAGATTTAGATACCTTAAATCATATTAATTTAAATTTTATAAACTATAAGAAAGCTTACAATTTAGATGATTATACAGACATGATTGAAAAGTTTGTAGTTAACTCTGACAAATGTCCTGTATTTGAAGTTATATTTATAGATGAAGCACAGGACTTATCTCCAATACAATGGAAAATGTTTGATGTTTTAAAATCTAAATCTAAAGACTTATTTTTAGCAGGAGATGATGACCAAGCTATATTTGCATGGGCTGGAGCTGATGTTAATAGATTCATTGATGAACCAGCAGAAGAAGAGATATTACAACAATCAGAACGTATACCTTTGGCTGTCCAAGAATTGTCTAACACAATATTAAATAGAATACAGGGTAAACGAAAAGAAAAAATATATCATGCAAAAAAAGATAAAGATGGAAATGTAGTACAAGGTAATGTGACCACTATATTTGATATAGATAATTTAGACTTAACACAGGATAAATGGTTAATATTAACAAGGACAACTTATAGGTCTGATGAAATATCTGAATTGTTAAAAGAAAAAAGATTATATTTTAAGAATAGATATGGAAAAAGTATAGATCATAAACTTTATAAATCTGTATTAAAATGGACTGAACTAACCACAGGAAGTGAAATATCAATAGCAGACTGTAAAGACATATATGAATATTTAGATCAAACTTTTGATGAAAAGAAATTTGAAAATAGAAGTTCTGTAAAAATAGAAGATCTTGGATACTCTCCTGGTGTAACCTGGTTTGATGCATTTACAAATTTAGATCAAGAAAAAGAATTATATATAAGAACGTTATTAAGTAATGGAGAAAAATTATCTGAAGAACCAAGAATAGAAGTATCAACCATTCATGCAGCAAAAGGCGGTGAATGTAGAAATGTTATTCTTATTTTAGATAATGCAAGGAAAATAAGAGAGTCTATGGAAACAAGTATAGACAAACAGGATGAAGAACATAGAGTTTGGTACGTTGGTGTAACAAGGTCTATGGAAAATCTTTATATATTAAAATCAAAAAAAGAATGGAAAGGTTATCAACTATGAGCAATAAAGCGTTTTTTAAACAGGTGGGAGGAAAACATTATAAAAAATATAAAATACAACCTTCTTTATTTATCAATAAAAATAAGATACTGTTTGCAGAAGGTAATGCAATTAAATATATTTGCAGGCACCAAGATAAAGGAAAGAAACAAGATTTGCTAAAAGCTATACACTATATAGAAATGATTATTGAAAGGGATTATGAAAGTACCTCTATTTGAAGCACAAAAGGAATGGGTTGAACCAGAAGAATTTCCGGATCTACGTTCTTATGATGAAATTGCAGTTGATTTAGAAACAAGAGATCCTGATCTAAAGAAAAAAGGATCAGGTTCAGTTATAGGTAATGGAGAAGTAATTGGTATAGCTGTTGCTGTACCAGGAAGATCTTTTTATTTTCCCATAGCCCACGGATCAGGGCCAAACATGGATAAGAAAAAAGTTTTAGAATGGTTTAAAGATACCATGGCAACACCCTCATTAAAAATATTTCATAATGCAATGTATGACGTTTGTTGGATTAGACAAATGGGAATTAAAATTAATGGTTTGATTGTAGATACTATGATTGCAGCATCTTTAATTGATGAAAACAGATTTCAATACAGTTTAAATATGTTGTCTTGGGACTATCTTGGTTATGGTAAAAGTGAAGCAGCTTTAAATGAAGCAGCAAAATCAAGAGGATTAGATCCTAAAGAAGATATGTGGCAATTACCAGCTATGGAAGTTGGTGCATATGCTGAAAAGGATGCGGAACTTACTTTAGAACTATGGCAAATATTTAAAAAAGAAATAGTTCATCAAGACATAGAATCAGTATTTAGTTTAGAAACTGATCTATTTCCTTGTCTAGTTGATATGAGATTTAAAGGAGTAAGAGTTGATATAGAACGTGCACACAAGCTGAAACAACAATTAACAGCACAAGAGCATGAATTGTTATTAAAAGTAAAACAAGAAACAGGGATAGAACCGCAGATTTGGGCTGCAAGAAGTATTGCAACAGTCTTTGATAAACTTGGTTTACCTTATGACAGAACCGAGAAATCATCAGCGCCTTCCTTTACGAAGAATTTTTTACAAGAACATTCTAATCCTATAGTGCAAATGATTGCTAAAGCAAGGGAAATTAATAAAGCGCATACAACTTTTATTGATACAATCATTAGATACGAGCACAAAGGTCGTATTCATGCAGAGATCAATCAAATAAGATCTGATCAAGGTGGAACTGTTACAGGAAGATTCAGTTATAACAATCCAAATTTACAGCAACTACCAGCAAGGAACAAGGATCTAGGACCTTTAATTAGATCTTTATTCCTACCAGAAGAAGGTCATACATGGGGTTGTTTTGACTATTCACAACAAGAACCAAGATTGGTTGTGCACTATGCATCTTTATATAAGTTTCCATCGGTATATGATGTTATTGAATCTTATAAAGAAAATCCTGATACAGACTTTCACCAGGCTGTTGCTGACATGGCAAACATTCCAAGATCACAAGCTAAAACAATTAACCTTGGATTGTTCTATGGTATGGGTAAAACTAAACTACAAGCTGAACTTGGTGTATCTAAAGAAAAGGCTGCAGAACTGTTTGAACAGTACCATGCTAAAGTTCCATTTGTAAAACAATTAACTAATGCTGCTTCTAACAGAGCACAAGAACGTGGACAAATAAGAACGTTGCTTGGTAGATTATGCAGATTCCATTTATGGGAGCCTAATCAATTTGGTATGCATAAAGCATTGCCTCATGAAGAAGCACTCCAGGAACACGGACCAGGGATTAGAAGAGCTTTCACATACAAAGCTTTGAATAAATTAATTCAAGGATCAGCAGCGGACATGACAAAAAAATCTATGTTAGAATTGTATAAACAAGGTATAGTTGCTCATATACAAATTCATGATGAATTAGATTTATCTGTTGAATCTCCAGAACATGCTAAAAAAATAATTGAGATTATGGAAAATGCTGTACAATTAGAAGTTCCAAACAAAGTAGACTACGAATCTGGTGAAAACTGGGGTGATATCTATGATTGATTATGTCTTATCTTAATGCTAACATTCCACCGATTTATTGTAAAATAAGAAGGGAGTATCTCTATGACTTACGAAAACATCAAGGCGAAACTGAAGATTGTGTGGTCTTTGCTATTGCAAGTATTCCAGGGCGTGCAATCCTATTTCATGCTTTACTTACGAATGGTGCAATATATTGGAGACTTCCTATCAGTGCTTTTCTTCAAAGAAGAATCGGCATTGATGTGCATAGCCCACAAATGGAACATCAAGATCTCGAAGATCTTCAGTTGTGGAATTCATTTAGTTATTATCCTGCTATTACTTGTTTTGATTTTTTAGTAGGACAACGTTGTAAATATTTAAACAAAGATAAAAAATTTATTTATGGAGAATATTTATTCACAATTGATTGGGCTCATCCAGAACCTAATATCATCGATACTGAACATTCTGAAATTCCCGATCAACATAAGTGTGCTCATGTTTTGGCTCTTGATAACGGTAATTTTGCAGCTCAGCCTAATAATCGTATTTTGTGGAGTATTCCTAGCTTTACAACTTCAACACATTGGCCGGATTATAAAGTTCAAACTACAGAGTGGAATGTCGAAAATAAAGACTGGAAAACAGATGATACGGATGATATGTTTTACCAAGTAAATGAATCTAAAAAAAGTTAATTGTATTAACAACCTCGCAGTTGGATGCTGCCTCTTAAATCACTGTAAATGCCATGATAATAAAGACTACAATAATAAGGTATTTGATTATAGCTCTAGTAGCATTTGTATTAGGTACATTCTTTCCCAACCCAGTCGCCAAGAACAAGGCCCAGGGTGAAGCAATCGCCTGGGCCAAAAAACTAGGGTTTGGACCTCCTAGGTTTGAGTACTCAAACGACAAAGAATTCATATCCTCCCTCAATAACTGTATTAATTACCTAAATTTTAACATCCCAAGACGAGAAAGAATAAACACAGAACTAATAATAGCGCAGGCTATTGTAGAAAGTGACTACGGAAGATCACGTTTTGCACGAGAAGGTCACAATTTATTTGGTATAAGGGTATGGTCGAAAGAGGGAATGTTGCCATTATTACAACCGGAGTCAATAGATTGGCGTGTAAGAGTCTTTAAAAACAAGTGCGAATCTGTTAGATATTATATAGAAATTCTAAATACAAAAAGAGTGTATGCAGAATTTAGAAGAGTTAGAGAAATTACATTGAATAAAAATCCTATTGCAATGGCTAAAACTTTAGATAACTTTTCTACAAATAAACAATATGAAAAACGTGTAATAGAGGTAATACTTAAATTAAGAAATGAAGCTAAGTGAAAATTTTACATTAGATGAATTAACAAAATCACAAGAAGCAATACGACTTGGTATTCCTAATGAACCTAATGATGAACATATTACAAATTTAATTTTACTTTGTAAAAATATACTACAACCAATTAGAAATCATTTTAAAATTCCAGTATCTATTTCTTCAGGCTATAGATCAGCAGCTTTATGCGAAGCCATAGGATCAAGTAAAAACAGCCAACACACACGTGGTGAAGCCGCAGACTTTGAACTGTTTGGCATACATAATAAGGAGGTAAGTGATTGGTTGGTTAAAAATCTTGATTACGATCAATGTATATTAGAGTTTTGGACACCCAACGACCCTAACTCTGGATGGATACATTGCAGCTACACTATTGATAAACCAAATAGAAAACAATATTTAAAAGCTAGTAAAGAGAATGGTAAAGTTGTATATTCATCAATAATATGAAAAATTTAACAATTGATTCATTAATAGTTCATGGTATTTGTCCAGGCTGTAAAGAATTAGCTGCATTGGTTTCTATTCTAGATAATGTTTATAAGTGTACAAATTGTGGAGATGAATTGGTACAACACGTAAATGGTGTAATTAAATATTTACCTATGAATAATAAAAAGGCACGCAAAATAGTATATGGCAAAGAAAAGTAATCCATACGGAACCGGCCTATATCATAAAAGAACAAAACCAAAAAGAAAAGGTAGACATTCTAAACGTCCAAATAAAAGAAACACTCACAAGTTGTATAGAGGACAAGGTCGACGATAGTATTTGACATCTAGTATAAATTATACTATAATCCTACAAAACAAATAAAGAAAGGTTATAAATGACTGATATAAGTAAATATAAAAATGTAACCTTATCTAAAGAGGCTTATGCCAAGTTAGATAAGATACGAAAATTAATTGTGCCAAACACAATTATGAGTAAATCTAAAACCGTAGACATTTTAATTAATGAGAAAGAGAAGAATTTACATGGTAAAAGTGCTTCAAAGTAATTTAAATGTTTCAGTTGAGGACAGAAAAACAACTCCAGAACAAAGATTGTGGAAAGCAGTTCTTGCTCAAATGTTGTATGATGCTCTTTCTAATTTTAATAACAAACTCACAAATAGTGATGATAAGAAAGCAGCAGAGTTTTGGCTAACTCATAAAACAAAAGATCTTGTTGATGTATGTACTCATGCAGGGTTTGATCCAGACTATGTAATCAGCAAATCAAAAAAACTTATAAACTTAAAAAACTTAAAACGATTAGGTATCGTTTGGAACCATGAAAGGAAAACTAAACATGAAAGTAATATGTCCAGAGTGCAAAGGTAATGGTTATATAACTGTTTATTATCAGGGAGAAAATAAACCTGATTATAAAGATTGCAAGTATTGCAATAACCAAGGGGAAATAAAAGATAAGGATATTGAAAGACTAATGAACTATGAAAGGATACTACAATGACTATATCTGGATATAAAAAAGCTATAGCTAAATTGTTAAAAGCATATCACAAGAAGTGGGATTGCTTTGGAAAAGAGAGAAAGAAAAATGGATCTAAAAAATCACGAACCTAGTTTTTGGGTATTAATACTTGTTATTATTTGGTTGATAATGATCTTAACTATCATCGTATATAAATGAGCAAAAAGAGAAGAAATAAATTATACAGAAGCGCACTTGGAATGCTTTCTGTTAATAGATTCATTAAACAATTAGTAAACCATGGAGTAGGTACCAGTGAAAAATTTGGTCCTGTTTTTGCATATTTTGAGTTATTAAAATTTTGTAAAAAAAGAGTGGAGTTCAATGAAGAACTTGTACCAAAATGTTTTAGTGAAATAGAACAAATCAACAAAAAGTTAGGACAAGATCCAACTATTTACAATACAGGAGAGTTATATGAACCAGATGCAAGATAAAGGACCTAATGATTTAGAGGCCATCATAAATAAACTTGAAAGAGAAAACTATAGATTAAAAATGGAAATAGAAATGCTTAAAAAAGATATGGCATTTCTACGAGAAGAATACCAGGCAAGAGCTCTAGAGAAGAGGGACTGGTGAAAAAAGAAAAACAATTAAAGAATATCTACGATGATTTTTTAGAATTCTTAATTAAAAAATTAGTTCAGTACGAAGACTCGCAGTTGATAGCATCGACGATGATTGCGCAGGCTTTACGATTATATAAATCAACTTTAACTGACAAAGAATACAGAGAGATGATGAATACCGTTATTAAAACTTCAAGGACCATTAAACCTTTTGTAATAAAAACTTTACACTAATGATAATAAACTTAAATAAATTTCAAAAAATAACTAATTTAAATTTTGATTTAACTGATGAAAGACCTATTATTTATTTCTTAATTAAGGTCAATGATGATACTTCAAGATATAAAAGAGTCAATGGTCAATATGTTGAAGATAGAGATGGAAACTTTGTTATTGATGAAGGTTATGATCCATTTGAACTTAGAAAAAGAATATTAATTTATATTGGTGAAACCATTAATTCATTAGCTAGAATACATGAACACTATTATGCAGGTAAAAAAGGAAAGAGTAAACGTCTGTCAAAAGGAATAGGAAATAAATTTAACTACATTCGTATTATGAGAGGATTTAAACGATTTAGTTATGACAGTGTAAGATTACATGAAGAAACAAAATTAGTAAGAAAATATCTTCCGGAAGAAAATCAATCATCACGGGTTACGGAAAAATCTAGAATGATTATATTAAATAGTAACGGAAAGGTGGTTCCTCAAGATTTATTTTATCCATATAAAATTCACGGACGAGATTATTATAAAGCATTTAGAGCCTGGGAAGCTGAAGACATATCTATTATTGAAGGTGATATAATTTCAGCTGAAAGAACAAATAAAGTTGGCATTGTAAATCACAAGACCAATAATAATTCTTTTTACAGCAACAAGAATGGAGCAAAATTACCTTTTCATCAATGGTTTAAATCAGTTGTTATTTGTAGACATAAAAAACAATTAGAAGCAATGGCAGTTTGGAGAAGAAATTTAAATACATGGACCAAATTATATGCTCCTGAGTTTTATGATGATAAATTAGTTAGAGATAGAAAATATGATAGAAGTAAAAATTCAGAACGCAAATTAAAATATGACAGAGCTTATCGAAAAATGGTAAGGAACAACAGAAAGGAAACCATATGCACATAGAAGAAAAAAGACAATTAGAAATAGAGTTAAGAAAAATGGAAGTAAATTATCTTAGAAATAAATTACATTTAATGGAAAAGATAAATGAAGAAATGATTTATACAAAAGAAAAAATAAAAGAAGCTGTTTATTTTAATAGAAGATTTAGACAAGCTGATTTTTGGGAAAAATATATGTTTACATTAATAAGAATAACTTACTTAATTGATTTTTATTATGCTTATCGTTTTAAAAAAAATTTAATTAAAAAATACTGGGCTTTGAAAGAATTAAAAATTAAAACACAAAGAGCCATTGACTTTTTAGATCCAAATGTAAAAGAATATTTATGAAACATTTAATACTATTTTTACTTTTACTAAACTGTTCAAAGGATGTATCATTTGATCCAACAGTTACTATCAGTAAAGAAATAGTAAAATTTTTATATAATGAATCGACAAAAGAAAAACCGGTAATGGAATGAAACTAAATAAAAAATTTATATATCCGACAAGCAGCAGATCCTTGGTTAAAGATGAAAGACACTATGATGTCAATGCAACGAAGCTTCCATCAGTGACAACGATACTCCAGGCTACACAACCTGAAGAAAAAAGATTAGCCCTTGCAGCATGGAAAACAAGAGTTGGAAATGTTGAAGCAGATAAAGTTAAAAATGATGCAGCAAGTAGAGGTACTGCGATGCATACACACCTGGAGAAGTTTTTATTAGGTGAAGGATACTTGGATCTAACGACCGAGGGGCAAGCATCACGGACCATGGCCGATGAGATTATCAATAAAGGTTTAAAGAATAGACTTGCAGAGTTTTGGGGTTTGGAAGTAACTTTATATTATCCGGAACTTTACGCAGGCGCAACGGATGTGGTTGGAATTTATGATAATGAAGAGTCTATAGTTGATTTCAAACAAAGCAATAAACCAAAACGAAGAGAATGGATAGAAGATTATAAATTACAATTAGCTGGTTATGCATTAGCACACAATGAAGTTTACGGGACCAATATTATGAAAGGTGTTAATTTAATTTGTACAAAAGATAATTTTTATCAAGAATTTATTTTTGATGGTGAAGAATTTAAACAAGCCAAGTATGAATTTTTAAGAAGAGTAGATCAATACTATGCTCAAAAAAGCAAGGAAAATAGCGGTTAATTTAATGTATTGACATATATTATAGGATAATATATAATTGGGCCATGAAAGAAACAAAGGAGAATAATATGATGTGTATGAACTGTGAAGGTAAAGGTTATCTTGAGGATGTTATTTCAATAGGTGTATCTGTTGGAGATCCTTATTTGGAACCTCATCTTGAAAGATGTGATGAGTGTAAAGTGTATGCTAATGATGAAGAAGCATTAAAAGAAAGTATTAACCAGGAGATGATTAATGAAGCTACCGTTTAGTTTATGGTCTGATGATGTTGGTAAGAAAGTTTATAGAGTAACTAAAACCTATCACTTAACTATCGAACAATATGTAAAAGCAAATGACAAAGATGAAGCTTTTGATATTAGTCTAGATAAAGGTGGAATTAACTTTGACAGAATAGATAAACTTATAACTAATGAAGACTTTCAGTTCTGTGAAACAACTTATGTTGATGCTGAACCAGGAGACACTGACATTGAGTATAAAGGTACAATCATTAAAGATACTGATGATGATATTAAATGTGATTACTTTGAACCAGAGTTTAAAGACACAATAATTCCATTTAATAAAAAATTTGGGAGACATATATGATTGAATTTTTTGTTGAGTTTTATAACTTCATATTATCTGGCGCTGCAGTCAGTTTACTTGTTGCAGTATTATTTATATGGTATTGTGTTTATAAGGATATGAAAGATAGACAAAAGTTTGATGATAAATATAGAAAGAGTAGAGAACTAACTAACAAGGAGTGGAAACGATGAAACAGTCTATAACAATAAAAGATAATAAAGGTAAGGAACGTACATTTTCTAAATTAGATGAATTGGTACAATTTTTAGATAGTTTTAAAATGTCTTTCTTACCAGATAGATTTACTTATAAAATAAACAAGGAGAAAAAATGACACTAGAACAACTGTCTGAAAAGATGATTGATGATTGGAAAGCAGGTAACTATACAAAATGTTACAATGATTTTGATGCAATGCTTTCTGGACGTGAGATGAAAGAAATCTTTATCGAAGAAGCTAAAAAGAAAGCTGATGTAGGTGAACCAGGAGACATTTTGTTTCATGCAGAGCAGCTTGAAGAGTGGATCGATGAAGGTATAGCTAATCTACAGTAAACATACGGCCCGATATCATACACACCCTCGCAGGAACGTCTACCCGGGGAGACTCGGGGTCGGGCCATTACCTACAATAATCAGGGATCAAGACTCAAGAACCAAGGCCCAAGGAACAGGGAAATATAAGAAAAGATATATAAATCAATAACTTATTCCATTGTAGCCTCTGTAAGGACTTTTTGGAGGGTAAAATTATTTTTTTTTGAAAAAAATTTTTGGGAAAAAAAGTGCCCAAAAGCACTACAATCTGACTAAGTCATTGATTTATATGAATAAAATGACGAAAAAAAAGGCTACAATTGTAGGTCATTGTAGCTTTTTTGCAAATAAGCTAGTAAAATCAAGGGTCATTTTTCCTACAAAAAACCTACAATTTGACCTCTCTAGCTGTCTGGTCCTACCTTTTTTGGTTTGAATAGAATTTAATTAGGGTATAAAAAAGTTCTTATGAAAAAATTCCCATATGAACTGTATAAAATTAGTTGGGAAGATATATGCAGCGATTCTGGATGGGCCACAAATCTAGAATTTGACAGAATGGATGTAAGTCATTGTATTTCAATTGGTTTTATTTACAAAAAGAATAAAGATTATGTTTGGATCTTCTCAAGCTATGAGATAGACAGCTTGGGCGAAATTACATACGGAGATCGTACTGTAATTCCCGCAAATAACATCAAAACAATGGAGAAAATCAATGGCTAAAAAACCTAAAAATGAAAGTATCCAAGATATCCTAGATAGAATTCAAGAGGATATTGATTCAATAAGAGACAAGGCGGATGAGTTAGAAAATCACGATTGTGATTCTGACTCTGATTGGTCTGATGAAGACGAAGACGAAGATTCTGAATAGTTAACTAGAATCTTTTCTTTATTTGAAGGTTGTTGAGGTTTACCCATACGAATATCTAATTGCTTTTGTTTCACGTCAGCTTTGATATCATCAACTTCAACTCCTTCAAGTATTGGTGCATATTGATCTAATACTTCTGCTAATCTCTTATCTAATTCCTCTTCAGATAAATCCTCTAACTTACCGGTCCTAATAATTTTTTGTTCTACGTAAAGTCCAGCTGCTTTACCTCTAGCTACTTCTGCATTGACTGCAGCACTCCAGGCTTTTGACTCTCTTGCATTATCTCTCAACTTGGCAAGTTCTGAAATATGTCTTTCAAAAGTAACATCATATTTCTTTTGATATTCAGATCTTAACTGTCCAATGTATTGAACAACTAAAGGATATTTTTTTGGATTTTGTAGTTCTGATGCAGTGATGACAGCTCTATCTTTTGAATAGCCAGCCTCAATAGCGCATTCAGTTCCAGTCTTTCTTCCTTCGTTTGTGACTAGTTCAAATGCAAACTTCATTTGCATTTCTGTCAATTTTTTTGGTAATCCCATAGTAATACTTGACTTGACGTAACATTTAGTTTATAGGTTGTCAAGGGAGTTGGCTTACGAAAGAGTTCTCCACACTCTGGATACTGGGCTCCCACTAAATTATGATAAACGGTCAAACACTAGCTTCAGTTTTAGATAAACTAATCACAAAGTCAGAGGTTGCAAAGAATGCAAGGATACAAGTTCAAATGCCTAATGGTGATTTACATGACATTACAGAAATAAAATTAATGGAAAATATGTTGATTGGTCCATTTGAAACTCACAGATTAGTGTTAATCACTGAACCACAGAAGCACAAAATGTCTAAAGTAATACGTTCATCTCAAGTGGTTTAATTACGTTAAATTTTATATGAAACCAGAGTCAAAATTTTGGCTTGAAGTTAAAAAGAATATTAAAGAAATTTCCTTTACAAGGCTTGAATCTTGGGCCTCTGCTGGTGTTCCAGATCTATTGTGCTGCAATAAAAATGGAAAGTTTTTCACAGTTGAATTGAAAGTAACTTCCAGTCAAGGAATAAGATTCTCTCCACATCAAATTGCATTTCACGTGAAGCATCCACACAATACTTTTATCTTAAAAAAGGCCCTCGGTCCTTTGTCCATAAAACTTTATACAGGTTCCGATATCCTCAAACTTGCGGGCCGTGAAGCTTGCACCCCTGTCGCCGAATCATGGGCCAAGGTCCAGGAAGTCTTTGTCAATGTGACATAGTGTCGCAGTGTGATATTTTTGTCACACGAAACACTTGTGGGCGGGTCCCACCCAGTGTGCCTTGCTCCCTGGCTCTTGGCACACGAAACACTTGTGGGCGGGTCCCACCCGGAGTTAAAAAAATTACACTTGCTTGCGCCTTGTTGCCTGCTGCCTGCTGCCTGCTTGCGCCTTTTAATTTTTAGTTTTTATTTTAGGGAAATTCAGGGCCCGATGAACACGGGCCCTGTTACAACGTTAGGAAGCTTTTGCAAATTTATCTTTAAGGTCGATTCTGCCTTCAACTAGCAGAAGGTATTCACCCCCGCTGCTGCCGTGGGGCTCTCTCCATACTTCGAAGAAATCCCCATCCTTCTCCCGTCTTAAACGGGTTACTATCTTACCCTGCCAGCTTTGGGCCTCAACTCTCAGTGAGTGATGCGCTCTAGCTGTAGGCTGAGTCTTTCTTGCAGACTCAGATATCCTTCCATAAAAGTGACTCATATTCTTACCTCCTTTATTTCTTTTAGTTTTTTACTTCCACAATCAATGCATTCACCATTACCTTCGCAGGTGTACTCTCCACACTCCTCGCATTCTAGATAACATTCCTTGATTGTTTCAATTTCACACTCAATGCACTTGTAACCTTCTTCATCTTCTAGCCAAGCAGGTATTCTATTTACAAATAACCCAGTGCCAAATGAAGTGTCCCTTCTGCACCATAAGCATGTATTAGTCATTTTACATTACCTATTAAGTTGTATAGATTTTGAAATTCTTCTTTTGCATCTACTTCCGAAAAACTCCAATCTATATTAGTGTTAACAAGCAGCATCGCTTTAAGCTTAATCAATTGAAGCTTAAGCTTGCGATTCTGTCTAGTTAACTTTGTTATTGTTTTTTTCATACTTTTTTCTCTTTCGTTATTGATTCAATTATATCCTACAATCTCCCATCTTGTCAAATCTAATCTTGAGCCCTGCTGCCTGAACCCTGATGCAGGGCACATGCAACCTGAGGTTATGTCAATGCGACATAATGTCGCAGGTACACTAAACACTTGTGGGCGGGTCCCACCCGTAAAAAAAAGAAAAAAATTAGAGCTTGCTTGCTTGCGCCTTATTATTTTTAGTTTTTAATTGGAGTTGTGGCGCCCGTTGTTCGGGCGCCGTTGTGAATTATACTTCGTTAACTTCTTCAATCACGGGCGGGAAAAAATACTCCTGCTCCGTGTGTTCATCGGGCCGCTCCCAGTCCTTCGTGTTAGCCAAAGCAATTTCCTTGGCTTCCTCTGGACTGTCAGCCTCTACTTCATAGAACATATAGTCTCTATAGTAGGCTACGATGGAGTAGGTTTTTTTAGTCATCTGCATTCTCCTTCGGGTCAAATTTTATAATTACATGCATTCCATCTTCATGCTCTGCAGTAACTTCAAATTCAACACCAGACTTTTCTAGTGCTTTCAGCACTTCGTCCATAGTCATGTGTTTTCCTTTCGTTGTAGAAGACTGACAGTGGCAAACGACCCAGACCGTCAGTCTCCCCATTTGTTACGGTAGTCACCCGTCTCACCAGAAACGATCTGTACAATCTCTCTCCTTTCGGATTCATCTGGCTGCAATTAAAACTATATCCTATGTTATCCCATAACACAATGCGACATAGTGTCGCAGGCCCACTAAACACTTGTGGGCGGGTCCCACCCACAAAAAACACTAAACACTTGAGGGCGGGTCCCACCCGGGGAAAAAAAATAAAAATAATTAACTTTAGAGCTTGACAACATAGGACAATGTAGGATATAATAATCGCATAACAACAACGAAAGGATAAAACATGAGACCAATAAGAAAACAAGAACTTGATTATTTAGATCGACTTATCAATAACAAGTTCCAAGAAAAGCAAAGCGCAATACGATCACAGTGCGAACTAGAAGTTGAAAAGCAATTAGAAAAGGACTTTACAAAGTTTTTATCTACTTTGAAACTTGAAAAGCTTTTAAAAGAAGCTGAACAAGCTGAAAAGGACTTTGAAGACTTTAAACGTAATAAAGACAATAAAGAACAAGAACTGTCATCTATAGCGTTTAAAAAAAGAACTGCTTTGTCAGAAAAAATTAATCAGTGGTCTAATATTAGAGACTGGTCAATAACTAGTAGACATGACAACGTAGACGAAGCTATGAGTAATTTAAAAAAAGCTTGTAGACAAGAACTTGAAGAGAAATATAAAAACTCTGAAAAGGGCAAGTTCTTTAAATATCTTCAAAATGGAATTGAAGACGCTAGAAATACGTTATACTCTGGCTTGTCTATTGATGACGTTTGGAAAAACTTGGAAAGCATATTCAATAAAGCACAAATTGAAGTACGTGTGCCAAAGTCCTTTGCACAAATTGCTAAATAATTCTTTTCGTTAAGAATAAACAACGCCCGGAGTTCCGGGCGTTGTTGTTAAGATTACTCTGATATTACTTCTAAATCGTCGAGTGAGTTGTCAGTGCCAGTCATGTAGTTTGCTTTGAACTCACACTCCTGGACTGGTGTTCCTGTTTCTTGAGACAAGGAACAGGAAACAGTTTCAGTTAAATTAATATCTAGTTCCATATTAATTTTTAGTTTTTGTTGAGTACTCAACGTCTCTCTCAACACTTTTAACTTGTATTCTAATAAATTTTGCTCTTGATAAGTTAGAGCAATTTATAGTTAGTCCTTTATATTTATTTAGTAAGTCTCTAATTTGTGTTGGTGTAAGTTTTTCACAACCAGCAAAAAGAGGATAACTTACTTTTTCTATAAACATTATTCTAAATATTAACTCATCTATTGTTGAATTGTTTATAGTGCTTATATGCGTTGCCATTAATACAAAGCCAACTGAATCACACTCATTGTGATTAAAGTCCTTTGAGTTAAAGCTTTCGCACTTATCTCTATATACAAGCAGTGCCATGTTATTACCTTTCTCTTTCGTTAAATTAAATACAGATTATCAAATGAAATAAATCTTGCTACAACTATTTGCATTCGGTTTGTGCGTTGCATTTATATCACTACTATTACTTGGGGCTGCGACACTTTGTCGCACTAAACACATGTGGGCGGGTCCCACCCGAAGAAGAAAGGAAGAGGTCCCAATGGGTTGGCAAATACCTTTTAAGCAAGGTGGGGGGAGGGGGTAAAACAAAAAAAGGGGTCCCAGACATTACCCTTTAGTGCTGGATTTATACACCCGGGTGGGGTATAAACTTTTTAAGGTACCATAATTAACATTATGCTTGATATAGAAAAAATAAAAAATTTAAATAAGATAGCTGACCCTAAAGTAAGAAAGGAAACAAAATTAAATGTTTTGTATCGTATAGAAAAGGCTAGAAAAAATAATATAAAAAATAATTTTTTAGAATTTGTAAAATATATTTGGCCAGATTTTATTGAAGGCTTTCATCATAAAGAAATTGCAGATAAGTTTAATAGATTACAAACTGGTGAATTAAAAAGATTAATTATTAATATGCCACCAAGGCATACGAAATCAGAATTTGCTTCTTACTTTTTACCCGCTTGGATGATTGGAAATAATCCTAAATTAAAAATTATTCAAGCAACCCACACTGCAGAGCTTGCAGTACGTTTCGGTCGTAAAACTAAAAACTTGATTGATTCATCTGAATACAGAGAAATATTTAATACAAGATTACAAGAAGATTCAAAAGCCGCGGGCCGTTGGGAAACGGATCAAGGTGGTGAATACTTTGCTGTCGGTGTCCAGGGTGCGGTGACCGGTAGGGGTGCTGATTTATTAATCATCGATGATCCACATTCAGAGCAAGATGTAAATTCAGCCACAGCTTTTGATAAAGCATATGAGTGGTATACTTCAGGACCACGTCAACGTTTGCAGCCAGGTGGACGTATTGTTTTAGTTATGACTAGATGGTCAACAAAAGATTTAACAGCACAACTCATCAAGGCTCAAGCAGCAGAAGAAAAAGCAGATCAATGGGAAGTTGTAGAATTTCCAGCCATTATGCCAAGTGGTAAACCTTGCTGGCCAGAATATTGGAAGTTAGAAGATTTACTTGCAGTTAAAGCATCCGCTGGTATTTCAAAATGGAATGCTCAATACATGCAAGATCCAACTGCAGAAGAAGGAGCAATCATTAAACGTGAGTGGTGGAGAGATTGGACTGAAGATTATATTCCACCTTTAGAACATGTCATTCAATCTTATGATACAGCATTCATGAAAAAAGAAACTGCGGATTATTCAGCAATTACAACATGGGGCGTGTTTCATTTAAATGAGGACTCGGGCCCACAATTAATTTTACTGGATGCTAGAAAAGAACGTTTAGAGTTTCCTGAATTAAGGCGCATGGCCCACGAACAATATATGTATTGGCAACCTGAAACAGTTCTTGTTGAGGCAAAAGCATCAGGACTTCCATTAACTTATGAACTTCGTAATATGGGTATACCCGTTATAAATTTTTCACCATCTAAAGGTAATGATAAACATGCACGAGTGAATGCTGTTGCACCTTTATTTGAATCTGGAATGATATGGGCTCCTAAATCTAAACAGTTTGCACAAGAGGTTATTGAGGAATGTGCAGCATTTCCTTATGGAGATCATGATGATTTAGTAGATTCTATGACACAAGCGGTTATGCGATTTAGACAAGGGGGATTGATTTCTCACCCAGAAGACTATAGAGATGAAGAACTTCCAAAAACTGAGAGAAGTTATTATTAATATGATTGAGAAAAAAATTAGTTACAGCATTAATATAGAAAAACCTAGTAAAACAAAACCTGTTGAACAAGGTGGTGTTTTAAATTATTTAGGAAAACAAAAAACAGTTAATGCTCCTATTCATTGGAGATCATCTCCTAAACATCCAATAGCACATCTTTCATATATTACAAAAGATGAAGAAAAAATTTTAATAGATTTAAATTTATATGGTTCATTAAAAGGTAAACCTAACAAAGGTCCATTTGGACTTCCATCATTACAAGGATCAGGTGGTGGCGCTGGCGGTGGAGATGGCGGTGACGGTGGAGGTGGTGGAGGAGATTCATCAGGAGATTCTGATTCAGGAACAGGACAAGATGGTGCACAAAGCGGAGACAATTCAGATGGTAATAATGCAGATGGAACAGACGGTGGACCAGGTACAGATGGAATGGGAGGACCAGGAGGTTTTGGTGGAGATGCTGCTCCAGGAGCAGAAGGTGGATTTGGTATAGGTCCTGATGCAGCAGCAGAGGCAGCACAAAGTGTAACAGCGGACGATGTATCTGCACAAGCACAAGCTGATCAAGAAAATGCAGCAACAGCAGAAGCAGCTAACTCTCAAGGAATCGCAAGTACTTTGGGAAACATGGCAAGAGCAGCATTTAATGCATATGCAACTTTTTCACCAACAGGTATTGCAATGAATGCAATTAGTAATGCAATTAGTAATGCACAAAGAGGAGTGACAGCTCCAAATGATTTTTCACAAGCAACAGAATCTGTTCAAAGTGGACCAGCACAAAGTCCATCAGGTGGAGATGGAGGTATATCAAATCTTGTTCCAGAGAAATATCAGTTATATTATGAAACAACTCCACAAAATTTAGATGAATTTACAAGGAGAATAAGACTTAATCTAGGTCTTCCTATTTAAATGAAAAAATTAACAAGAACAATACCACCTTTAAGAGGACCCAATCCACAAGGGTTGAATGTTCCAAATAAAAAGGTTATAGTAATAAATTCAGGAAAATTAAATGGCAACTATAGACAAAGCACTTCCAAACGAAGTTAGAAAAACTATTGAGATTGAGGGGCCAGAAGCTTCAATAGAACAAACTATCGAAACTCAAGAACAGATTCCTTCTCAAGGAGATACTGAAATTACACCTACAGAAGATGGTGGTGTTGAAATTAATTTTGAACCAGCAGCTTTTAATCAAGAACAAACTCCAGATCATTTTGCAAATTTAGCAGAACTATTACCAGAAGAAGTTTTAATGCCATTAGGTTCAGAACTTTTTCAAAACTATGAAGAATACAGATCTTCACGTCAAGATTGGGAAACTGCTTACACAGATGGTTTAGATTTACTTGGATTTAAATATGAAAGAAGAACAGAACCATTTAGAGGAGCTAGTGGTGCAACGCATCCAGTTCTTGCAGAAGCTGTAACTCAATTTCAAGCTTTAGCTTACAAAGAATTATTACCGGCAGATGGACCTGTACGAACTCAAGTTATAGGTTTGAATGATAGACAAAAAGAAGATCAAGCAAACAGAGTTAAAGATTTTATGAATTATCAAATCATGGATGTCATGAAAGAATATGAACCTGAATTTGATCAGATGTTATTTTATTTACCATTATCAGGATCTACATTTAAAAAAGTTTATTATGATTCTTTACTTGGAAGAGCAGTTTCAAAATTTGTACCTGCCGATGATTTAATTGTTCCGTATTCTGCAACATCATTAGATGATGCTGATGCAATAATGCATGTTATTAAAACAACTGAAAACGATTTAAGAAAACAACAAGTCAATGGTTTCTATAGAGATATAGAATTATCTCCTGCAATGGATAATGTAGATAATCAATTAAAAGCCAAAGAGAGAGAACTAGAAGGAATTAGAAAAGAAAAAAATAATGACATATTTACTTTAATAGAATGTCATGTAAATTTAGACATCGAGGGCTTTGAAGATCGTGATCCCAACGGGGAAATAACTGGAATTAAACTTCCTTATATTGTGACGATAGAAGAAGGCTCTCGTGAAATTTTATCTATTCGTAGAAACTATAATATTGGAGATCCTAAAAAGGAAAAAATTCAATATTTTGTTCACTTTAAATTTTTACCAGGTTTAGGATTTTATGGTTTTGGATTAATCCATATGATTGGTGGATTATCTAGAACTGCAACATCAGCTTTAAGACAACTATTAGATGCTGGAACATTATCTAATTTACCATCAGGATTTAAACAAAGAGGTATTCGTGTCAGAGATGATGCACAACCAATTCAGCCTGGGGAGTTTAGAGATGTAGATGCGCCTGGAGGAAACTTAAGAGATGCATTTATGCCTTTACCATTTAAAGAACCGTCACAAACTTTATTACAATTAATGGGGGTCGTGGTTCAAGCAGGTCAGCGTTTTGCTTCAATCGCTGACATACAAATAGGGGATGGGAATCAGCAAGCAGCAGTGGGCACGACCGTGGCTTTGCTGGAAAGAGGCAGCAGAACAATGTCTGCAATTCACAAACGATTGTATGCTTCAATGAAACAAGAATTTAAATTATTATCTAGAGTGTTTGCACTCTACTTACCTCCAGAATATCCTTATGATGTTGTAGGTGGACAAAGAACTATTAAACAAACTGACTTTGATGATAGAGTAGATATCGTTCCAGTTGCAGATCCAAATATATTTTCACAAACTCAAAGAATTAGTTTAGCACAAACTCAATTACAACTTGCTCAATCTAATCCACAAATTCATAATTTATATGAAGCATACAGAAAAATGTATGAAGCTTTAGGAGTAAGAGATATTGATAAAATTTTAAACGTACCTCAACCACCAATGCCAAAAGATCCTGCATTAGAACATATTGATTCTTTATCAGGACAACCTTTTCAAGCATTTAGAGGACAGGATCATAGAGCTCATATCACTGCACATTTAAATTTCATGTCTACAAACATGGCAAGAAATAATCCAGTCATCATGGGTGCGCTAGAAAAAAATATTTTTGAACATATTTCTTTGATGGCTTTAGAACAAGTTGAAATAGAATTCACAACTCAACTGCAACAACTTCAACAATTGTCTCAAGATCCAATGACTGCACAAAATCCACAAGTGCAAATGCAAGTTCAACAACTGCAAATGCAAATTGAATCTAGAAAAGCAATATTAATTGCTGAAATGATGGATGAATTTATGAAGGAAGAACAAAGAATTACATCACAATTTGATAATGATCCTATTGCTAAATTAAAATCACGTGAATTAGATCTTCAGGCTCAAGAAAATGCTAGAAAAGCTAAAGAAGGACAAGAGAAAATCAACCTTGACAAGATGAGAGCCATGATGAATCAGATGAATACACAAGAAAAACTACAACAAAATGAAGATTTAGCTGAATTAAGGGCTGCAACTTCAATTGCAAAACAGCAATTTTCTGATATGAACAAGAAAATACAATAATTATTGTATAAAATTATAAAAGGAGTATATTATAGCTATGAAAATGGATTCAAAACAAAAAAAGATTGGTAAAGTAATGAGACAGTTCAAAAAAGGTGAACTTAACATTGGTCAATCAAAAGAAAAAGTAAAAAACCCTAAACAAGCAATCGCAATTGCTTTGTCTGAAGCAGGAATGTCTAGAAAAAAAATGGCAATTGGTGGTTCAGTAACAAATAATTTGTCATCAGAAAGATCTACATATGGAAATCAAGTAGATTTTGCACAATTTACAAATCCAGATGGAACTTTAAAAGGTGGAATTGATGTAGAAGTTTCTAATCCACAAGAAACACAAGTGGAACCAGTAGGTGGACAAAGAAGAATGCTTCCGGAGAAAAAAAGATCAGCGAAGTGGTACTAAACCATGATTCAAATGTTAGGAGCTGTTGCACCTCTTGCAAAGATCCTATTTAATACAATTGATAAAGCTGTTCCTGACAAAGATCTTCAAGAAAAATTAAAAGCACAATTACAAACTCAATTATTACAGTCTAATACACAAGAATTACAAGCTGCAGCTAAAATTATTGAAGCTGAAGCAAAAGCTGGTTGGTTTGCTAGCTCATGGAGACCTCTTTTGATGTATGTTTTAATATTTATCTTGGTCTGGAATTATGTTATAGGACCAGTTATAAAAGTATTCACAGGAGCGGTTATCTCCTTTGAATTACCTGGCGACGTTTGGACATTATTAAATGTTGGACTCGGAGGTTATGTGATAGGTCGTTCAGCAGAGTCGGTTGCAAGAACGATGGCTAACAGACCGACAAACAACAACCATGAAAATGGATAGGAGATAAAATGAGAAATGATTATAAAATAAGACCAAGAGCTACTATGATGAAGGGTGGAAAAGCAAAGAGTAAAAAAAGTTTTCCAGATTTAAACAAAGATGGAAAAACAACTTACGCTGATGTTATTACTGCTCGAATGTCAAAAGCTAAAAAAGGCAAAATGATGAAGGGTAAAAGATAATGGCTGGTCTTGGAAAACAAATGAAGGGTAATGGTATTGCCAGAGTACAACTATCAAAAGGTAGTTACCCTGAAGATATGTCTGAAAAACATGAAGGCATGGAATCTAAAGCTGAAGAAGCTAAAGAATATGCTATGGAAGAAAAAGGATACGAAGAAACCAAATCTGGTAAAATGGTAAAGAAGAAAAAAAAGAAGAAAAAATAATTTATGCCTAAAGAAAAAAATCCTTTTGCAAAACTGTCTAAAGCAGATTTAACAGGAGAAGAAAAAACAGAAAAATTTAAAGAGTTAGCTAGAGCTCTTAGAGATAAAACTTCAGATGAACCTAGAAGTAATGTTGGTCAGTATGATGAATCTAAATATAATCCAACAAGAAAAAGGTTTATTGAAATGGCTAGGAGAAGAGGATTGACAAGTGCAGCAGATATGGAAAAAGCAGAAGGTATTAAAAAAGCTGCTAGAAAAGCTGCATATGCAGCTAAAAAAGGTTTAACGACAGGTTTAAAAGCAGTGCCAGGTATTGGAACTGCTATGGCAATTTTAGAACCAACTGAAGTAGGCGCTGCAGAAAGAATGTCTGATGAATTAAAATCAGGATTAAGTCAAATGGAAGAATACGGAGAAAAAGAAGAATATAAAAAAGGTGGAAGAGTTAAAAAAGCAAAAGGTGGATTGATGAAAGGAATGCCAAGAATTGCAAAAAGAGGCTGGAAGTAATGGCTAAACTTTGTCCAAGAGGAAAAGCTGCTGCTAAAAGAAAATTTAAAGTATATCCAAGTGCATATGCAAATATGTATGCATCTGCAGTTTGTTCTGGCAAAGTAACTCCAGGTGGTAAAAATAAATCTCAACAAAGAAAAGAAAGATCAAATTACAAACAAGGTGGAGTTGCAAAAGGTTGCGGGGCGGTGTTAGAAAATAGAAGAAAAGTAACTAAAAAATATTAATATGGCAAACGGTCTTAGAAAATGGGTTCAAGAGAAATGGGTAGATATTGGATCTAAACGTAAAGATGGTTCTTTTGCTCCATGTGGAAGATCTAAAGGAGAAAAAAGAAAAGGCTATCCAAAGTGTGTACCACTTGCAAAAGCTAGAGCAATGTCAGAAGGTCAAAGACGATCTGCAGTAGCAAGAAAAAGAGCAGCTAGTAATACAGGACCTAAACCTAAAAATGTTCCAACATTTACAAGAAAAAAAATGGGTAATGGAGGATTAGCATAATGCCAAGTGAAGTTTATAAAAAATTTTATAAAGATTTAGATAAGGCTGCAAAAGAAGCAGAAGAAAAACAAAAAAAATTTAGAGAAGAAGAAAAAAAAGCAGAAGAAAATTATGCAAAAGTAAGACAAAAAGAAATGGACGATGATAAATATGCTAGATTATTTCCAGAAGATTCAACACGCGAATATAACCCAGTAGAGCATTATAAAGATGGTGGATTAGTAGGTAGAGGACAAGGTAGAACTATTAAAACTAAAAAAACTAAAATGTATTAATATGGGTGATATTGCATTAAGGGGACAAGGTCGCGCGATGTTTGCTAGAGGTTCAACACCAGCTTGGCAAAGAAAAGAAGGTAAATCTCAATCAGGTGGATTAAATAGAAAAGGTATTGCATCTTACAGAGCTGCTAACCCTGGATCTAAATTATCTATGGCGGTAACTACAAAGCCATCTAAATTAAAACCAGGTTCTAAAGCTGCTAAAAGAAGAAAATCATTTTGTGCTAGAATGTCTGGAATGAAGAAAAGATTAACATCTGCAAAAACTGCAAGAGATCCGAATTCAAGAATTAATAAGTCTCTACGTAAGTGGAACTGTTAATATAACCAACAGGAGAAAGAACATGGAAGATACAATAGATGTAGCAAGTAAATTACAGCGTTTTATGAGGGAACAATTGAAGAATTTAACTACAATTATTACTTCAGGAGGCGTTGACAATATGGAAGACTACAAGTATATCTTAGGCCAAATTCGTGTATACGAATTTTTATTACAGGAAATCTCTAACCTGCTTAACAAGAAGGAGCTAAATGCAGATGCAAAAGGAAACGTTATCAAACTCGACTGAAGTACCTAAAACGGTATTAGGTCTTGAAGAAAAATATAAAGAAGAAGATAAAAAAACTGTAAGAGCAGAAAATATTACTGACTCTTTAATTGACAGTTTACCACAACCGTCTGGTTGGAGGATTTTAGTATTACCATTTACACCTAAAGACAAAACTAAAGGTGGAATTATATTCTCACAAGAGTCTTTGGATAAATTAAGAATATCTACAAATTGTGGATATGTCTTAAAACTTGGTCCGTTGGCCTATAACGATAAGGAACGTTATCCAACAGGTCCTTGGTGCAAGGAAAAGGATTGGGTGATCTTTGCCAGATATGCTGGCTCAAGACTACCAATAGAAGGCGGTGAAGTCCGTCTTTTAAACGATGATGAAGTACTCGGAACGATTAAAAATCCGGAAGACGTATTGCATCATATATAATCATAGGAGGAAACTATGCCAGAAGATAAAAACAAAGATCCAATGATTGATGTCGGCGAAACAGAAGGTGTCGATGTTGAATTGGAATCTAAACAAGAGGAGGTAACACATGAGGTTGTTGAAGACAGTAATAAGTCCAATGACACATCTGCGCAATCAAATGAGCAGCCTGTTGTTCAAGCTAGCAAACAAGAAACAGAAAACAAGGACCAGGGAACAGATACAGAAGCGAAGAAAGAATTAGAAGATTACAGTGAAGGCGTAAAAAAGAGAATTGCTAAATTAACTAAGAAAATGCGTGAAGCTGAAAGACAGCGTGAAGCTGCCATTGAGTATGCACGTAAAATTCAAAATGAAAAAGAAAGTTTAGCAGGACGACTTACTAAATTAGATACAGGTTATGTTATTGAAATGGAAAATAGAATTAAATCTTCCATGGAAGCAGCAGCCGCTAAATTAGCACAAGCTAGAACTGATGGTGATTTAAAAGCAGAAATTGCAGCACAAACTGAAATAGCTAAATTAGGTTATGAAGATGCTAGATTATCTGAAATTAAATCTAAACAAGCATTAGAAACTAAAGTTGATAATGCTAAACCCGTTCAGGATTATGTTGATAAGTTAAGGGAACAACCTCAACAGGAACAACCAATCAATCCAGATCCAAAAGCTCAAACTTGGGCTCAAAAGAATACATGGTTTGGTCAAGATTCTGCTATGACTTATACTGCATTTGATTTGCATAAAAAGCTTGTAGAAGAAGAAGGTTATGATCCACAAAGTGATGAATATTATGCAGAAATTGATAAAAGAATAAGACTTGAATTTCCGCATAAATTTGCTACTAATACAGCACAAACGACAAATAATTCAAAACCTACTCAAACCGTAGCTTCGGCTAGCAGAGCAGGTGGAAAGAGTTCTAGTCGCAAAACTGTAAGACTCACACCGTCACAGGTAGCAATTGCTAAAAAATTAGGTGTGCCACTTGAAGAATATGCGAAACAATTAACCACGAAGGAGGTATAGGCATATGGACAACAACGAAAATAAGACTTCCCGTGCGAGCGAAACTAGGGTTAAAAATGAAAGACCCAAAGTTTGGACTCCACCATCATCTCTGGATGCACCACCTGCGCCAGACGGATTTAGACATAGATGGATAAGAGCTGAAAGTGTGGGCTTCGATGATACGAAGAACATTTCCGGCAAATTGAGATCTGGTTGGGAACTAGTTAGAGCGGATGAATATCCTGATTCTAATTACCCAAAAGTCAAAGACGGAAAATACGCAGGAGTCATTGGAGTTGGCGGCCTAGTGCTGGCTAGGATACCCGAAGAGATCGCGAAATCTCGTGAAGAGTACTTTGCACAAAGGACTAAAGATCGAGAAGATGCTATTGCAAACGATCCTCTGAGAGATCAGCACCCAAGTATGCCAATCAGTAAAGAGAGGCAGACTCGTGTAACTTTTGGTGGCTCAAAGAAGAACTAATTATTTAGTAATTCCTAACCACAAAGTTTAAAATAAACTTAAGGAGAACAAAAATATGGCAAACTCAACAGTAGCCTACGGTTTCAGACCGCTAGGTAAACTTGGTGGGAATCCAGCTGCAGGCGGACAAGATCAATTTGTGATCGTGGACAACTACAGCTCGTCTATTTTTCAAGGAGACATTGTTAAACTTAATGCCACAGGTGGAGTTATCGTAGTTGATACTTCAGCCCTGTCTAGTGTATTAGGTGTATTTAATGGTTGCTTGATAGAA